ATATCCATGGTTTGCTCCTGCAGGTACACGCCGTGGTACAATTGACAACGCAAGTAGCGTAGGTTATATTGACGAACAAACAGGCGAGTTTATGACAGTCTCTTTATATGAAAGTATTAGAGATGTTATGGCACAGGTTAAGATTAACCCAATTGCTACAATGCAAGGTGTTGGCCTAGTTAACATGGGTCAATATACTCGTGCTCAAAATGCATCAGCATTAGATCGTATCAATGTAGCAAGACTAATTGGCTATTTGCGTAGACAGTTAACTGTACTGGCTAAACCATTCTTATTTGAGCCAAATGATGCACAAACAAGAAATGAAATTAAAGCGGCCGCTGAGAGTCTGTTATTAGAACTAGTAGGTCAACGAGCTCTGTATGACTTTGTAGTAGTGTGTGATACAACAAATAACACACCTGCTAGAATTGATCGCAGTGAACTATGGCTTGATATTGCTATAGAACCAGTTAAGGCAGTAGAGTTTATCTATATTCCATTGCGTATTCTTAACACCGGCGCTATTGCTTCAGGCAATTTTGGGTCAACAGCGGCTTAATTAAATATTAAAGAATAAGGAGCATCAAATGCCAATTGCAAGTTTAAACAGATTTACAGTACCGTTAGCCAACAACCAAAGTTCTAACACACAAGGTCTGTTAATGCCGAAGTTGAAATATCGCTTCCGTGTTACATTAGATAACTTTGGAGTAGCAGGTAACCCAACAACAGAATTAACTAAACAAGTTATGAATGTTTCTAGACCAGAACTTAGTTTTGAAGAAATCAAGTTAGGTGTTTACAACAGTACAGTAAAACTAGCCGGTAAGCACAGTTTTGCTGATGCAAAATTAACATTGCGTGACGATGTTACTAATGCAGTTACCAAGAAAGTTGGCGAACAACTACAGAAACAATTTGACTTCTTTGAACAAAGCGGAGCGGCTTCTGGTATTGATTACAAATTCTTAATGAGAGTTGAAATCCTTGACGGCGGTAATGGAGCATTTACACCAACAGTATTAGAAGGATTCGAATTCCAAGGTTGCTGGATTAAAACTGTTACATATCAAGGTGGCGATTACACCAGCGCAACAGATCCAATGGATATCGCATTGACAATCTGTTATGATAATGCGCTACAAGTAGATGCAGCCGGTGCTTTACAAGGTCTAGGCGCAAGCGTAGGTCGTACAGTTCGTACACTAGCACTAGGTTAATAACCCACTAACATAAAAAGCCTGGCTTAAAACCCGGGCTTTTTCTTTGGCTAAATATTACTATGAGTAATGCCTTCACAAATTTCTTAGGCGGGGTAGTCAACGGCATCTTTGGTCCAGGACCTTTTTTACGAGACTACCAACACGCTAATCGCCTCTATGTACAAAATACCTATGCTAGAGCTCCTAAGCATGGTTTTTTATATTTTGTAGCATTTAACCTTAATCAAGGAGTTGTTGGCAATACACAATGGCTAGCAAGAAATGCCAACAGTGTAGGCTTGCTGGTTAAAAAAATTGATCTTCCTAAATTTGATATAACCACTGAGATGGTTAATCAATATAATAGAAAAACACAAGTTCAAACTTTGTTAAAGTATAGTCCTATCAATGTTGAATTTCATGATGACAACAGCGATATTACCAATGGACTATGGACCAATTACTACAAATACTATTATCAAGACAGCAGTTACGGAGATACCAAAGCAGGTAAACTTAAAAAAGGTCAATTGCCTTCTACCTATATAGATACAAAATACGGGCCAATTGACAGTGCATATGGCTTTGACAATTATCAAACAATTCCATTTTTTGAAACTGTTGATATCTATGTAATGCACCAACAACAGTTTACACAAATTACATTGGTCAATCCATTGATTACATCATGGCAACATGATAGCCTAAATCAAGACGAAGGCAATAAAGTGTTGACCAATAAGATGACAATGGTTTTTGAAAATGTATTTTACAATTCAGGATACATACAAAAAGACACAGCGGCTGGCGCTTTTAGTGCGGTATACTACGACAAAACACCTAGTCCATTAAGCGTCGGCGGCAATGGCACAAACACACTATTTGGTGCAGGTGGGGTAATTGCTGGAGCCAACGGAGTATTAGGTAACCTAGCATCAGGAAATATTTTAGGAGCTGCCATTGGTGCAGTGACTACATTTAATAATGCTAAAAATTTAAATCTAAAACAGGAAGGCTACAGTATAGTCAACGGTGTACTGGGCAATATACAGGCCAATGGCAATCAACCTGGCGGCGTTGGGTCAGCACTGGTCAACGGAATAAATCAAAGCGGATTAGGTGTCTTGGGCAATGTGGGGATAAATTTATTCTCAGGTCAGAACTCAAGTGTTAACGGTAAGACACAGGCTACTCCATCAAATATTACAGGTCGCTAATCATGACAACAATTTACAATAATGTTCCACCAGTTGCGTCTATAGTCAATAAAGAATCCACACTACAGGCGTTTAGTGTTTATTCTACAAAACCTTTAGAATTAAGCACAAGTGTCTACACCGCTATTAAAAGTTTTTTTACTGAACGAGGCTTTGATACTACAGCGGCTGATTCAATTGCAGTAATTATTATTACGCAATCTAAAAAAGATGGTTACAATCCTATGGCTATCTTAGACACACTTAAAGGTCTAGACAATGTTGAAATTTCTGCTCTAATTGCAGAAATTTTAAACTACAACAGATTCAAAACAAGTGCATTAGGTTATACACGACAGTTTATTCCTAATCAAGAAGTATTAAGAAATGTCGTGGCATGAGTCTAAAGTTTAGTCAAGGAGTCTATACTCCTAAGAATCCAGAAAAATACATAGGATCAAAAACTCCGTTTTGTAGAAGTAGTTGGGAAACTACATTCTGCATGTTCTGTGATAACAATCCCAGTGTTCAAGAATGGGCCAGTGAGCCTGTTAAGATTCCCTATCGAGATCCGTTGACTGGTAAACATACTGTATATGTACCTGATTTTTTAATTTCCTATGTTGATAAAAATCTAAAGAAGCATGTTGAAATGATTGAGATTAAACCAGCCAATCAAATGCTACAGGAAAAAATTGGTAAAAATCCCTACAATCAAGCGCAGTTTGTTAAAAACCAAGCCAAGTGGGCCGCAGCCGCAGATTGGTGCAGAGGTCGAGGAATTCAATTTCGAGTAATAAACGAACACGATATTTTTCAGAATGGTAAGAAAAAATAATAAGTAAGAGTATGACTAAGAAATTAGAAGAATTATTAAACATCGAATCTAATGTAGAACCAGTAATTGCTCCTACACCAACTGCACCTGTACCTACAATTAGCCTAGAAGACAAACTAGAAGAATTTGACAAAATTGCCGCAGCCTTACCCCGTGTAAAAGGGCTAGGTGATATCAGCGATGCAGAGCTAGATGCACTAGCGGCAAAAGCAGAGCAAGCCTATGACGATCTAATGGATCTAGGTATGAATGTAGAAGCCCGTTATGGAGCCCGTATGTTTGAAGTTGCGGCCAACATGATGAATGCCGCTATACAGGCCAAAAGCAATAAAATTGACAAAAAGCTCAAAATGGTTGATCTACAATTAAAGAAACTGGCCATTGATAAGAAGCACGGACAGGAAGGTGAAACCTTCGAAGGCGAAGGAGTTATTGTTACAGATCGCAATAGCATACTGGAAAAATTAAAGAATCTTAATAAATAATACACTATGAGAACATTCAAAGAATACCTATCTGAATCACTTTCCGCAAAGAAACACGAATTCCGTGTTAAAGTTGCAGGTGAATTTTCTGCTGAACAAGAAGCAAAATTACGCACTATGATGGATCGCTATCAAGTCGAAGCGTTTAAAAAAGTAGGTACTACTCCTATTCAAGATCTTCCTTTAGATTTTCCAGGAGTTAAAAACTGTGAAGTTCATATATACGAAGTCACTGTAGATTACCCAACAACACAACAAGAATTAACTGAATACCTAACACAGGGTCTAGCAGTTAATGGTCAACATTTAGTTGTTCGTCGTCCAGGCGAGCCATATGAAGAATATCAACACAAAGAACCTAAGCGTGAAGGTGCTTTGTTAAATGACCCAGATTACAAAGAAGCTGGTAGTCCAAAATTTGAAGACTACTATGGCGACAAATACAATTCAGGTTTTGTAAAAGAGTTGAATGACTTGTTAAAGCTAGAGCGTAAAGCTAGAGGCGAAGTTATTCCAGAAACTGCTCCTGCAAAATACAATACCGACACTCCTGCAGATACAAAAACTAATCTAGAGCAGGCACCAGACCCAAGGAAGAAATAACATGCAAATGATCGATGTATTAAAACGCCTAGCTGAACTAGATTCAACTAACCCAACTATTGTAAAAGAAAACTCAAACTTAGAAGAGTGCGGCCCAATGGGAATGATGGGCGGCATGGGACAATCACATACACCTGCTAGCATTTCAATGACAGCAGACAGCGGCGAAGAACTAAGCGGTATGCTTGGTGCTATTATGAAGCTAGCTGGTATTGAAAAGGTTGAACCAAGTCATTTAGGAATTGAACCAGAACCGATGAGCTTGACAGCAGAGCCAGTTGCCGCTGTAGGACCTGCTCCTAGCGCAGGAGACGAAATGCGTAGTGTGATTGACAAGATGCACGATGCTGGGGGCGAGGAAGACGGTGACGAAGGTGACGAAAAAGAAACAGACGAAAGTGCTATGTATGACAATAGTCCTGCAGATCCTAATGGAGCAAATCCTTTCGATGCTGAAGAATTTGTTTACCATCCAAACAAGGGTAGCACACACGGCCGCGCTACAAAGAATAATCCACATGGTAATCCTGCTAATCACGAACAGGAAAAGAAAAATGACATGACTATGGAGCAACGCTTGATGGCCGAATACAAACAGTATGTTGCCGAAGGCGCCGAGTTTGGTGCTTACTATGCTGAACAATTAGCACAAAAAGTATTTGATGAAAATCCTAACTTGCCAACTAATGGCCGCGGGGACGAGTACTTTGATGCGGCTTGGCCACATATGGTAGCAGATTTGGGCAAAAAAGCCGCAAGTTATAAGTTAAACTATGACGAAGATTTTCCAAGCGATACAATTAGTGCGTATTCTTGGTTACAGAAACAACATAGTCAACAGAGCGAACCATCTCACGATATGATGGAAGCTAAGATGTGCTCAGGCTGCGATAAGCCAGTTAAAAAATGCACATGCGACAATTAATAAACCTTAGGATGTAATCCAAATAGCCTCTTCGGAGGCTATTTTTTTCAGTAAATAATAATATGGCTAGCAATAAAGAAAATCAACTGGTAAAAAGAGCCCATCAGGTTCAGCGTTTTACTGAGCAGGATATTGAGGATTTAATGAAATGTCAAGATCCTGTAACAGGACCGCATTACTTTTTAAACAATTTCTTTCACATCCAACATCCTGTCAAGGGAAAATTATTATATCAACCTTTTGAATATCAAGAAAGACTAGTTGACAGCTATCACGATCATCGTTTTAATATTAACCTACTACCTCGCCAAACAGGTAAAACAACAACAGCCGCTGGTTATTTGTTATGGTATGCCATGTTCATGCCAGACAGTACTATTCTAATTGCCGCGCACAAATATACAGGTGCGCAGGAAATTATGGCTCGTATTCGTTATGCCTACGAAATGTGTCCTGATCATATTCGTGCAGGCTGTACCAGTTATAACAAACAGAGTATTGAATTTGAAAACGGTTCGCGTATTATGGCGCAGACAACCACTGAAACAACTGGTCGTGGTCTTTCTCTATCATTGCTCTATGCTGACGAGTTTGCGTTCGTGCCGCCCAATGTGGCCACTGAATTCTGGACTTCAATATCTCCTACACTAGCAACTGGTGGTAAAGCCATTATTACTTCAACACCAAACAGTGACGAAGATCAATTCGCA